TGCGTCTTCCGTCAAGCCACCATCATCGTAGAGGCCGGCCTTCTCACCCTGCATATAGCCATGCACTTTTTTAACGTAGTCGCCCGCTAGGTCAATCTTCTTTGCGACCCATGACTCCATCTCCGCCGCATCGTCTATCATGTTGTGTATCTTGATTGCGTGTTTTCCAATCTTCAACAATTGGTTCAAGGCCATTGAAGCCTCGTATGTGTCTGGCTGAACTGGTTGGTTGTGTAATTCGTTTATCTTCATATTAATTAAAACCGAAGTGTGTTACCTCAGGATATTTTGCTAAAACTTTCCTCGCTATCTCGTTGTGTGCTTTCACCATCTGGTTCATGTAACCCTCTGGTTTGCCACCACCTATCATTGTCGCACCACCTGGACTTTGGTCAATGGTTGTAGGCTCTTCTGGTGATGGTTTACCTATGTTCTTCTGTAACCATTGTGTGGTCCTCGCTATGAATTCTTTTGCTGGCACAGGACTCATGTCTTCGAAATCACTGTCATATCCTAGGGCGTCCAAGAACTGTCTCATACTTGCGTTGCTCATGTATGGACTTTCAACTTCTTCGTCGTCCTTGTATGCGTCTGGAAACGTCCATAGATTTTGATCTTTTGGATGCTTGTGATATGCTACCATCTCTGCTCCTTCTTCAATCTCGCCGTCTGTCAAATCTTTTCGTGGTTTCATTATAGACAGATATCCCTCTTGATCACCGTACATTTTTTTGAATGTCTCTGGATCGTGATCTGCTATTTTTTTCATTACATATTCTCTTGGAGCAGTGTCTGATTTTTCTATGTGTTGTGCCAAAGATTTAAGCATCTGTTTGTCTAACAACTCAGCGGATTTTTTAAACATTTCGTAATCCATTGAATCCTTGCCAACTTCATCAGCATATCTGTTGATTGTCCTTACTGCAAGTGTAGATCCTTCTGCTTTTTCAAATTCGTGGAATCTCATAATATCAATATTTATGCGGCCTCTTCTTCGTATCTACACTGCTTACACACTTCTATTTGATACTCTCTGCCGTCATAATCTTTTTCTTTTCTAAACAGCGGCCCGTCATGTGCGTCATTTCCGCAATTAAGACACTTTACAATCCATTCTTGTTTTAAAATCAATGTATCCATTATGATATAGGACCTCCAAATAGGCTTGTGCCTTTTAGATTATGGGCACCTTTGGCAGTTCCATCAGGATTTTTCGGTTGCACAATTTTGGGTAGTTTTGGTGCTTTTGTGCCTGATTTTCCTGGAGACCCTGTAAAGGATTTGCTGAATCTATCTCGTCCGATTGCTATGTGAGGTGAGACCACAGTTGCAATATTGCCAGCACTAGTGGCTCCAGCCGTGGCTTGTTCCTGTACTCTACGTATTATTACTTCGTTTATTTTCATCCTTATAGGTATTTAGCAAGGGTTTGTATGTGCTAATAAGCAAATCTTTTGCTGTCCCGGTAAATGGAAATCCTATGTCTGGATTTGGATTGCATGACAAAAACTTTGTTTTGAACTTTGTTTTGATTGGCAAGTCTATTGTAAAGTTACCGCCAAGCCACCAGTCAAATGTTTTAGGCCCACTTTCCTCGTGTTTGTTGTCATTACGTTTCACATTAAACACGTTCACGCATGGCCAACCCAAACGCCAAAATTCCGCAACTTCTGGCCTTTTTGTACGCCATAAAGATATGCCAAATCCGTCATCGATATCTATCATTGTCCTTACTAAATTTTTGGAATCGTCTTCTAGAAGATATTCGGGAATCAATGCTATTACTGGAAACCTCATCAATGAACTCTTGCTCATAAATCCGTTTGTGTAATTGCTATCTGGATTCATAACCTCTAATGTAAGAGAGCCTTTTAGATCTTTTTCCTCTAGGTCATATATTTTATATAGACTTGGTTTTGGTAAATCATTCCATGCCATTCTATAATTTTGACTCATCAGTCTGTTGTAACAGTCGAAGTGGTGATACCATTTTTCATCTATTTTGTCTCGGACGGAGTTTAATGCTGGATGTTTATCGGTAAGTGAGAAAACATCTATGCACCTGTCATGCAAATGCACGTTAATATCAGCGTGTTTTTTATATGGTTTATATTCGATTCCTAGAACAAGTTTGTACTTCATATAGAAGTAATTATTTTTTCTTCTTACGTCCTGACTTCATGTTGGCACACCAGTGGTACATCTTTGCACGTTCGCCTGATGCTTTTTTTGCCTTTGCTCTTAGACTTGTAACAGAGCCTTTACAACTTGCGCCTGCACGTTTCACACGTCCTGGTCGACTTTTGCCTTTACGTTTTCCATCAGCAAAGTTTTCTTTGAATTCTTCCCATTGTTCTCTCATTGACTTGGCAGGGACACCTTTTTTAGTGAGGCCGAGGCCAAGTTTGTTTGCCTGTCTCGTTGTTTCACCTGGTTTTACATCTGCTGTTGTGTTTTGTTTTGTAATTATACCAACACCTGCGGCTTCCTCTTTGACACAATTCGGAACCATCTTATTACCTTTTTTCTTGTAACCTTTTTGTTGATATCCATGCCAACATGAACCTCTTGCTTCCTCAAGTTCAGGATGATATTCCCAACGAACATTTTTTGCATCTTTAGATACAGTCTCACCATCTATCTTCACTTCGATAGCCATTGGCTCTTCCGGATTCTCATACCAGTAATATGTGTCGTAACTACCATCTTTATTACTTTGAACAACAAGTCCCCTCGTGTGTTCATCATCATCCGCTTGTAAGATCATTTTTTGACCTGTGGGTAGTTTTAGATCAACTCCATGTTCTTCTTCATTGGTTTGTGTCACCGGTGGCACTTTTGATCTTTGTTTGTCTTTTGGATCTGTTTCTCGTGCACCTCTTTCTTTTGCCGCTTTTGTCAGCGTGCCTTTGACAAGGTTACCTGTCTTTGTAAAGTAGGTTCCGGGCGGTGCTTCTTTTGTTTCGTTACCTCTGTTGTTTCCTACATTTTTGAAATCAAATCTGTTGTTAGGTCCTGTGCCTGGTTTATGTATAAGACCCATTGGTTTAATTGTTTGTGGCATGATTATGAATTCTTTAATTTTCATTTCTTTTTCCTACCTGCACAATGCGCCTTCTGTGAAAATCCTTTGGGGTTTGAACAATTGATTGATTTTTTATACTTTTTGCTCCAGCCTTCTACTTTGTATGGATAGGCCATGCTGGAGTGATATCCCATGGTTGCTCTCCCTTTTGCCTGTCTTTGATATTTTTTAAGGATTTTATCTACGTCTGAGTGGACGTATTTCGTCAATACTTCTATGATCTTCATTTTTTCTTGTTTTTTGCTTTTGTTTTCTTTTTCATGGAGTTAATAAATTTCCTATATATAGCCGCTGGTCCTGTTTTGCCAGCCGCTCTCGCTCTCTGCTCCATGGCAACTGCCGCCTGTATCTTGTGTGCGTGTGACCTTCCGGACTTTCTAATTTTAGCAACGCTTGATCTTGCCGCCGCCTCGTCTTTGAATCCTAATCCGTGGATAGTGCCTTTTGGATCTTCATCCGTGTAAAGGTCTGAGTGTTTTTTGCTTTTTCTTTTTTGTCCTTTTTTACGTGGAATTCTTTTGCCTTCATTTAGATCGTCACTGAATGCGTAGTCAGTTTCGCCACCCACTGCACTGACATCGACTGTGCTGTGCCTTGCCTGTTTGCTTGGATTGCCTTCTTTAAGGATCCTTGCCCACACAGTCATGTTGATAGCACAGTTCTTTACCTGTGCCACAGTGTCGTCATCTTTTAATATTTCTTCCATGCCCTGTGCTTTGGATTCTATGTTGCAGTTTGGTGGTATTGTGAACCCCAGGTTAGCGGCAAAACTATAGCAGTTGCCATGTATGTTTTGGAAGCCATCGCCTCCGCCAGACACCAGCGTGCCGAAAACTTTGTTGTAGAATGGTTGATACTTATTGTCTTTGGACCAACTATAAATTGGATCTAATCTTTCAAACATGGTCTGTATATAACTGCCATGTCCTCCCCACCAAATAGGAGTGGCAAATATTACTCCGTCACATTTGAATATATCTATAATGTGTGGAGCCAATTCATCTTTAACATCTTTTGTTGCTCTTTCGTAATTTAGATCTCGCAGTGTTACAACTTTACATTCCTGTCCTAGTTTTTCAAAAGCAAGTTTCAACATGCCTACAACTTTACTAGTGTTTGATTCTGCGTCAGGCTTTAATGTTCCGTTAAAAATTATAAATCTCATTCCGTTGACCTCAATGTAATTACACCACATGCCAGTCTATCACCTGCGTTTCCTGTTTTTAGACTTTCTTCGTCGCCACCTTTGCCTAGGTCGTCCTCATCGGAGTGTACAACTATGCCACGACCAACAACAGAACGTTCACCTATCAGATCTACTCTACTTGCTTTGATTGAAAAATTCGCTTTACCATTTTCATCTGCCTCTATGTTGCCTAGGTCGCCAACGTGTCCTTCATCTAGGTCCCCATGTTGTACATCGTCTGGATTGTAATGGGCACCCATTGATTTACATCCATCACTCATGTCACCAAACTCGTGTATGTGAAAGCCGTGTTTTCCTGGCTCTAGTCCTGTGATGGTGCCTTTTATAAGAGTTGGAGTTCCTGGTGCCTGTATAAGCAGGATTGACCCCTTAACAGAGTCAGAATGCTCTAATACACACTGGGCAATCGTGGTGTCCTGTGCTTCGGTAATGCTTTTAACCTTGCTACAAGAACACTCTTTTGCACGTGTTCTAGGACAACTTGTTTCTGTGAATTCTGTGGCTCGCATATGCGAGTATTTATTTGTTCTTTGGCATTGGGTTTTCACCAGTGAGTTTAGGCTTTGCAAACCATAATTTAAACCACTCGTCTGTACCCGGTTTTATGTTGTGTTTTCTTTGATATTGTGCTTTTTTAGTTCCTATATACGATAGGTTTTCGCCCATGGAATCATCTTTAGGCAGTTTATCCACACCTGCTAGTTGTTTGATTCTCTCCAGTTCGTCCATCTAAATGGTCCAACTTCTTAATTGTTCTTTAGTGGGTTTGTGTGCTTTAACTTTTTCAACTTTTCCACCCTTGGCTAAAAACTTTTTCATCTTCTCATCAAGTTCTCTTTGCTTTTCTTGTGGAGTTTTTTCTATCTCACCTGCCGCGTATGGTCTATTGATTCCGCTGTATTTTGGCATATCCTTCTAGTCCTTTCTTAACTTTGTCTAATGAGTCTCTATTTGCTTGATATAGTATTCCATATCCGCCAGCGTCCTGCCACCTCTGTATGTTGATAGGTCTGTCGTCAATAAGAATATTTGGTGTGCCTGTACCTTTGTCTTTGGCATATGATTCTTTACGGCCTGTTACGATAATTTCATCTGGTTGCTCAATGTTTTTAGAGATCCATACTTTTTTGTATTTTGCTGAATTTTCATGATCCCCTCTTAAAGGTGATGTGTTGATGCTGAACTTTCCACCTGTGAATTTTTTCACCATGTCTATTAAAGCGTCAGCGGTTGAAAATTTAGGCAACACTGCAAAAAAGTCTGTCCCGGTGATTCTGTCAATTACCTGTTTTTTCAAATCTTTTGTTTTATCGTTGGTTAGTTCTTTCCAATGATCGACACCATAAAGATATTCAACACCACCGAAGAAATCGGCCAATACCCCGTCCATGTCAAGATATACAATAGGTTTTGCGTCTTCCATGTTTTCATTATACAACTTTTTGTTGTTCTCGTCAATCTGCTTACCAAGTCTGTCTTGTATTATGTCATATAACTTTTTACCAGTGTTTCCGCCCATTATGATTTTAGAAAATTCGTGTTCTTGTCCTTTGTTTGCAAGTTCTCTGGCTTTTGATGCCGAGGCACCTGATGCCCCTTCTTGGTCTGGATCTCTCTCACCAGCACTTACAACGTCTATGTAATCAAACTTGTATAGTTCATTACCGGCTTTGTCAGGTTTACCATTATATTGGTTAAGTAATTTTTGGAATTCTACTACCCTGTCGGATCCTGCAATCATGACTATCCTTGTTCTGCCCTCTGCTTGTATTTTTTGTAGTGCTTGGATTATTGTCTTAACACCCGGGTCACCTATTGCCAGGTTAGGATAAAACATTTTTAAGTAGTCTGTTTTCTCTTTGTGTGTAAGTGGATCTGTTTTATTGTTTTGTTTGTGTGATAGGAATAGGAATGCTTTGCCATTCACTTGCTGAGCCATAGACTCAAGTTTGTCTAATAATTTTTTATGTCCTATAGTTGGTGGATTAAATCGGCCAAAGGCAAAGACTGCTGTTGAACGATCGTCCTCCTTAAGAAACAGTTCCCTGAGGTACATCGTATTCGCCTTGCTTTATATTTTCTAATTCTCTGTCTGATATGACTCTTGCTACCTGCTGTCTAGTTTCTTTTGGGAACATGTTTGACACGTCATCCTGTGTAGATCCATATTCCTTGACATATTCTTTTGCGGCATCATCTACTAGATACATCCAAAGTTTTTGTGCTTTCTCATGGTCGTACACGTTCTTTTTTATTTTTCTTTTGATGTTAGATATGATAGGCATAAAACGTCTACGATACAGATCTTCATTGTTCATGATGAACGTATCTAGTTCGTTTACTGCGTCTGAGTCTATATTTTCATTTATAAATTGTGATGCTCTCATACAAGCATATTTATTAGTAAAGATTCTCTAACAGCCACAGGTAAAAAGGGCATTTGAATTTAAAATTCCAGTGTCCATTGTGACCCATGTCAGTTGCATTGGTGAATGATTGTTCCAGTTTATGTCCTGCCTCTGCTTGTTGAGTTGCCCATGGTTCTGGATATTCTGGTGTGTATACGCCATCGTAAACCAGAGATCCTATATTAATTTCATCTATTTCTATGCTCTTGATGTGCAGTAATTGATCATTCAGTATGTCTCCTTTTTCGTTAACCACTGTCTGATTTTTTGTTTTGCCTGTCCTAGCGATATCTAGATTGTATTCTTTGTCTTCGTCACATTCATGAACAAATGATATTATATTTGGCTTATCTTTTGTGCCTAAAATATCTCCGTCGAAGTGTTGGTGGCCGTCAATACTGATGCTTACATGGGGAGGCTTATCCCACATCGTTCCATAAAGTTCTATTTTAAATTTTAACTTTTCGGTTCCCATTCAAACTCCAATCCTGCTGTATGTCCAGTGTATGGGATATTTACATCGTCCCTGAACATCTCGATGAATAATTGAGTTCCTGGTACCTGTACCTTCATATACTTGTCAGTGCGTTCTAGAACTTCTGCTTCTTTGGTTCTATCGTTGTTTGTGCATGTCAAAACTATTGTTTCCATTTGTACATCCTTTCAAAATGTTCTGTGATTTCTCTTCTGTTTCCTCCCTGTACTTCAAATTCACTTATAAACTTATCAATCAAATTTGCCGCCAATCTTCTGTACTCCGGCAATACATCATTTTGTAATTTTTGTATGAAATCCTGAGGGACGGTCCATATAATTGTTCCAGGATCTACGTTTGGCAACCAATCTCCAGCCTTGCACATATCGTTCTGTACCTTGTGTAGTTCTTTGGTTGGCATAAATTCAGGCAATAACTTGCGTGACTCGTCTACTAATATGCACATTAGAGTGCCAAAGTAATCTTCTTTGAATATATCTTTTTGCATTATTTCTTTATTGGTACAAATTTATCTGTTTCTAAATCGTACACCAATCCGTGTTTTGTTGCGTTGTCTGTGCCATTGCTAAACAAGTTAGATTTCATGTTGCCGTCTTTGTCAAAACATTTAGGATTTTTCATCCATAAAAACTTACAACTGCCTGCGAACTTTTTAACAATATTCATTCCTACTTCTACACCGTCGTTATTAGCAACACCTGATTTGTCCATTCTGTACTCTGCCGTGAAATTAATGCCTGTGTCAAATGTATGCTCTGGCTTGTGGCTATAGTAGAAACCGATGTTCTTCTCTTTTGTACTTTGTGTGAGGTCACTGTTGATATCGGTGTAATTAATCGTTCCGTCTAGATTAACACTTTCGGCTACTTCCAAATCCATCGAACCCGATGTTATATGACTTGGAAGTGAGAACGACCAACCGAAAGTTGTGTGCGTATCTTTGTGTATTTCATACGCCAACCTGTAAGATTCTGTTTCTATGTCTGAGAATGATTTAATAAGACTGTTGTCCACTGTATTGACATTTGTTTTACCTTTAGAGTAATCGAGGCTCAAAACATTGTTGCCCAATTGATATGCAACGCCAATACTTGCTGATGTCGTCCCATTGTTGTCTCCCACTGCCAATACCCCATCGGATTCATTGCCCAACCATGTGTCCTGTTCACTCATGTGTCCTAAAGACGTTTTCAGTTTGAACTTGTTGTTGAAATAAAAATCTTTTCCTACATTGAGCGAGAAGTCGCCACTGCCGTTTTCGCCAGTGTAAAAACCAAAGTTATAGTTCTTTGCTAGGTCATATTGTCCACCTTGAGCAAACGATCCGTACATCTGCTGATGTGGTAGGAAAGTGTTTCTGTTTTCTACCAACATTTGTACATCAGAGAACTTTCTTTTGTCTTGTACCACAAAACTAGATCCAAGATCTATGTAATAGTTTCTGTCATAGTCGTCAAGCACCATTATCTTTAGATTATACAGGCTTGATGGTAGTGACGTTCCTGTTGAGTAATAAGTGTTGTTCAAACTTACGGTAGGATGATCAACTCTGCCCGACGTTGCAAGTCCAATCGCACCTTGTGGTTTTGTTGCTTCGTCTAGGTCTAGTAAACCTTGTCCGTGTATGTTTACATCGTAACCGGATAGATTTTTATCTGCGGTGTTCATTACAAGTTTAACAAGTTTATCACCTGACATGTATGGCCACATCTGATTCAATACACCAAATGCTCCTGTAACGTGTGGCGCCGCATAAGACGTACCACTTCCTGATGTATATCTATCGTTGCTTATTGCAGATGTAATATTTGTGCCTGGTGCAAGTATGTAGAAATCTGAAAGTCTGTGTGTATCGTTACATGTATTGTTGGCTGTGTTTATGTCAAGGCAAACATGTCCTGCTTTGTTACCAGAAACACTAGTACCATCCCAGTTTCCCACAATAACCATCTTGCCTCCTAGCACAAGATTGCCATTGGAGTCTGTTTCTACTGCCCATATCCCAGGATCACCCGCATGAGCGAATCCATAGTTACCTGCAGAGTTTACAAGTATTATGTCATTGTCTGTGGCTATCTTCCAATACAAGCCATCTCCATAACCATTTCCTTGAATCTTGTTTATGATCTCACTTGCATTGTAAGTGCCATCTGATAGTTGTGTGACTGTGGATCCATTTGAATCATAAAACAATGATGGTGTGTTGAAACTCATATTCACAGCCACTATATTCATTTCCTGTCCACCATCCGATGTTGGTGACTTCAATTTAGCAAAATCATGTAGAGCCTTCTGTGCCGAAGATTTGGATATACCACCACTGCTGTATCTGTCTACGTTGGCTCCTACCAACTGTGAATTAAATGCAACACCGTGCATGTCGTTATTTTTGCTTAATGTGTATTGTGTTACCGGGTTTCCGTTCACATAGGTGTTTGAAGTTGTGTAGTCACCTGTTGTTAATCTACCGTCTGAGTTTAGAGTGTCTCCGTCCCTTTTACCTGCAATGATCGAAGCAACGAAAGTTCCATGTCCTTGTGCACCTTCATTGACTGTGTTGTTATACATGTCATAGTCCTTGTAAAATAGATACTTCCCGTCTAGTTTTTCATGATCTGTGTCTTGCCAAGTATCTATTACACCAAGCACCGCACCTTCACCCGTCCATCCTCTTGCATAGGCATCTGCGGCATTTATCATTCCCAATCCATGATTACTATTGTATTCTGCTGTCTGGTGATCAGAAACAGTAGAACTCATGTTTGCAGTCACCGTACCCAAGTTGATATCATCATCAGTATATGCGTTTGAAACTAATTGTGTGCTTATCTGTGTGCCAGAATCACTAGTCGTCACAACCTGGTTAGAGGTAGTTTCACTTTGTAATATGTTTTCTGATCTAGTCGACTCACTTACCTGTGTGGTTGACCAGTCACCTGTGACCACCGTTGCAGAGCCATTTACTATTTCTGTAGTGCCATCTTTGTATGTTAATTGTTGTCTCGGTGTTGTTGTTGTAATAGTTCTTGTATCTTTTTTTACAACATCTGTGTAATGCCTAGTCCTGTAAACTTTTGTTGTAATTGGAGTTGTCACTGTCGTGTCTACATACCTTATGATCGTAACCGTTGATGTGTTGTCTCCGTGATCTGTGGTTGTAGTGACATCTCTGTTAGCAGTGTTTGTTGTGGCACTACCCTCATCTGTTTCCGTTGTAGTGCTATCTGCATCTGTGTATGTTGTCTCTGTGTAATTTGCACTAGATTCAGTTTCTGTTGTCACAGTTGGTTCTAAATCAACTGTCTCAGTAACAGGATTATCACCTGTCCTTGTTTCTGTTTCAGTAGTAATTGTTGGATCTAAATCTGCAGTCGTTGTATTAATCACGGTGCAAGTTTGTGCTCCATCAGATGTGCTATTGTTTAGGAAAGTTGTTCTAGTAAAAGTGCACCTTGTGGTCACAGTGGTTCTTATGTTCGTAGTCGTGGTGGTTTTGGTTCTCGTTTCGTCTCCACCGCCAGCATAGATTGTAGTCCAATCTGTATAACTTATTGTTGAACTTCCTGTTGCGTCAGTGCTTTCACTCGTGTCGTTGTTGACAACTTCAGTGCTTTTTATTTTCTTTGTATCAGCATAGGCACTTGAAGTTGAATTTTTTTCCTGTTCGATAATCTCATTTGCTTTAGATTGTTTTGATACAAGGTTGTAGTCTGCCAGTGTGATGGTGTTTCCGTTTGCAACCTTTTGTATCACAGGCTTCACATGGTTCTGTAAGTATAGCATGGCCGCATGTGCTTCTTTGAATGATTCTGAATTATAAATTGTGTATTTTTCACTGTCGCTTTGGTTATTGATTAAATCTTCTGTCTGATTCCAAAGTGCTTGAGCAGTTTCTAATTGTGTTAGTAATGTGTTGGCTTGTGCTATGTCTGTTGCGTCTGGTCCAGTGATCACACCTTGTATTGCACTTATATCTCCGCTAGATATTACTGACTGAAAGTCAGATAGCAAAGTGCTGTATGAACTGACAAGTGTTGCAGATCCTGAAAGATTTGTTAGATCATTCTCAATAAAATCACCAACGGTTCCAACTGCACCTCCTCCGCCACCGCCACCACAAGCAGTAAGTGATAAACCTGCCAAACCAGCGAGTACGGTGTTCTTCAACTTTGATTTAATTTTCATATAATAACTCCCATAATGGTAGCACCCAATACGAAAAATAAAGTGTATCTTGTATATAATGAAAAGGATTTGAATATCTTGTATCCATTCTCCCTCAGGCAAATCACGTGGGCATCTATTGATTCCGCCGTGATATTCACATCAACCGTGTTGATCTGTTCTAAGTCTTTGTCGTTCATGCTATTAGTATAACACGAAACCCAAATCTGTCAACTGAAGTTGGTCTTACAAAAACCTAATGATTATGCGACTTTTTAGTGATTATATAAGATTTTTGACACCGCACCAGCACTCATACCCGAAACTTTTGCCCTTACCCAAACATAGTTTCCTGTAAAGTTGGCACTAAACGCCAATGTTGAACCATCTATATTTGTTTGGTCTATGGTTGTGCCCGATATATCAAACCAATCGTCCTCGGTTGGTGTGGTTGCTAATGAACCTTGCATTTTAATATTGATGTTTGCGTCATCATTGATACTTGCGTTTACATGATAAGCAACGGTGTGTACGCCATCTGGTTGAGAATAGTATCCATCACCCTGTGCTTTATCAGTATTGAACCCTGTGAAATCCAAAGTTGTTGTTGTGGATCCATCTGAATTTTCTGTGGTCACTACTTCTTCAACTGTGAATTCTGTAGTTGACACTACTGCTTTCACTGTAAATGTAGAATTGTTACTTGTTGTTCCAGTCACTGCAAATACATCTCTGGCATTAAGTTTTCCAGAACCTGTCAATACAGTCGATGTGGATGATATTGTGTAGGTGGACCCACTAGCAGAAAAACTGATATCTGCCCCAGTTATATTTGCTATGTGTGACTTCTCACCTGATAATGTTGTGCTTGTCTGTGCCATCGTTGTTATTTATTCGCTCTGACGCCTCTTGAATCTTGCTGTTTTTGGACCTAATCCATACACAGCGGCAAGTTCATTTGGCTCTTGCCCATCCACTGTAAGTATGTTGATATATTTTATCTTGTATGATTTCCCATCTGCTGATCCAAGTTCTTCACAAACGCAATCATTATCTCCTACTTTTTTTACTCTTAGCAGGCTTCTTTTAATAACTGGAGAACCCATCCAGTTTTTTTCTATCATGCTTTCTACAATAGTTTGATCATTGAAAATGTTCTTATCTCGTAGTTTTTTTATTGCTTCCATTTTTTACCTTTCTAAATTTAACGACCTTCATGATTGCCTGTTGCGCCATCATGTAGATCGGTGTAATAAATTGTTCTGTAGTGACGTAGAAATATCCACCAAAACAATACGGACATTTGTCTTCGAACCAATCAATTAGTGGCCAACTTGTAATTAGGCAATTGTCTGTGTTCCTTTCGATAAAGTTCCATAAGTTTTTCTTTTGCGTTTGATCGATGTATAAATGTGCATCTTTTTTTAGATACACTTGGTACTGGTACTTTCCATGCGGAAGCCTAGTACACCCAACAACATTTTTACCTAAGTTATTAAATTTTGGATCTACAGTCTCAGATCCAATCCAGAAATCCCAAAACTGTTCAGCAAGTTGTTTGGCTAATGATTTGTCTGTGTAAAACATTGATATCCTATCTTGGAATCTAAACTTCATTTTGTTCCTGTTCTTTATTATAAAATCAACAAGAAAGTTAATATCAGGAAGATCCGGATATGTTTTTTTCAAGTGTAATAGATGTTCGTTGGTAGTAGGGTAAAACATCAGACTACCAGGAAACTTGAATTTTGTTTTATAACGGAACTTGCCGTAGTATAACTTATTGTGATTTTTTCTCATCGCTGACTTCTTTTGGTTTGAAAGTGTCTAGCACTTTTTTCTCTTTCTTTGCCTTGAAATCAACTATAAGTCTCGGCACGATGTCCTTGCTTAATCCAACTTCGACCATGCCGCCCTCGGTTAGTTCTCCAAACAACATCATCTTAGACAATGGTTTCTTTATCTCATCATCGATCACACGTTGTAATGGCCTTGCACCTAGTTTGGAATCAAATCCTTTTGTCATCAAGAACTCTATAGCATCGTCTGTGGCGTTTACTTCTACATCCTTCTCTATAGTCATTGTGTTTAACTCTAATAAAAACTTCTTGACAACAGACTTCATGGTCTCTTTGCCTAACTTGTCAAACTTGATGACTGCATCTAATCTGTTTCTGAATTCAGGAGGGAAGAACTTTCTCAATGCTTTATCGTCTTCTCCTGTTCTCTCACTTTTTCCGAAACCTATGTTGTTTCTTTCATTCTCTTCTGCACCGAGGTTAGATGTCATAATAAGTGTGATGTTTCTACAATCTGCTTTTTTACCATTACTACCTGTGACTGTGCCGTAGTCCATAACCTGCAATAACATATTAGATACATCTCTATGGGCCTTTTCTATTTCGTCAAACAAGACAACTGCGTGAGGATTCTTTTCAACTTCATTAATGAACATACCACCGCCCATGTTTGAATCTTCATATCCAACATATCCTGGGGGAGATCCTATCAGTTTAGCAATTGAATGTTTCTCTTGATACTCAGACATGTCAAACCTAATCAATTCAACTCCTAAAGTTTTTGCCAACTGCCTTGCAGTTTCAGTTTTACCACAACCTGTTGGTCCTAAAAACAAGAAAGATCCTACAGGTTTGGTTAGACTTTTTAAACCTGCTCTTGCAACAAGTATTTTGTCAGTGATTGTGCTAATCGCTCTGTCTTGTCCAAAAACTTGTAGTTTCATTTTTTCTTCAAGTGTTTTAAGATTACTTGCTTGTTTTTGTGATAGTTGTTCTATGCTTATACCAGTCATGACAGATATTTCATGTATTATTTCTTCATGATCTATCTTACCGTCCTGCACACCGTTTAGTCTAAGCCTTGCACAGGCAACATCAATTACATCAATTGCTTTATCAGGAAGTTTTTTATCCGCAATAAATTTTGTGGAGTAGTCAACTGCGTCCTCACATGCTTCATCTGTAATTGTGCAATTATGGAACTTTTCGTAATATTGTTTCACGCCTTTGAGTATCTTGATTGCAGTTTCTTTTGAGGGTTCTCCAACTTGGAGTCTTTGGAATCTTCTCATCAATGCTCTATCTTTTTCAAAATATTTTCTGTATTCTTCCCAAGTAGTAGATGCAACAACTTTGATTGTACCTTTCAACAATGCTGGTTTCAACATATTCGCCATGTCCATGTTGTTTCCTTGTCCTGTAGCACCGGCGCCTACTATCATGTGTGCCTCGTCTATAAACAAGATACTTTTGCCTTTTTGATCAAGAGCATTAACAACTAATTTCAATCTTTCTTCGAAGTCTCCTCTGAACTTGCTACCTGCGATAAGGCTGTTTACATCGAGGCTCCATACTATGTGATCTTTCAAGTATTCTGGTATATCACCTTTGTTCTTTGCTATTCTTCTAGCAAGTCCTTCTACAACCGCTGTCTTACCCACGCCCGGATCGCCAACTATCAATACATTGTTTTTATTTCTTCTTGCGAGTATTTGTTTAAGATCATCAGTCTCTTGATCCCTGCCTATTACAGGATCTATCTTTTTGTCGAAATACTTCTGATTCAAGTTCTCACAATAACTTTTTAATATCCTATCTGCCTGATTTGGTCTAAGTTTTTGTTCTTGTCCGGGTTGTCCGCCTGCCATTTGCGCCATACCCTCATCTAGTATAGTTTCTGTAGATACTAGATCCATTAAATCTTGTTTGTTGACTTGGTGTTTCTTTAAGAAAAAGGCCGCATAACTTTTTTTCTCAGCAAATATAGAAATCAATATGTCGACCGCACTAACATCTTGCCTTCCTTGGAATAAGGCTTGTGTGAATGCCCTGTTCATCAACCTCTCAAGACTAGCAGTCTTACGTGGAGTCATTGGTTCTTTTCCTTTAGCAACAATGTCATTACATTTTGTATCAAGATAGTCTTCTACGTCTTTGATCAGCGAACCTACTTGGACTTTGAAATCATGTAATACCGTTCCAATACTTTCGTCCTTGATAAGTGAAATAAGAACGTGTTCTATTGTTACGTACTCGTGTCTTCTCTTCTCTGCTTCTTTTACTGCGTTTTCAAATATATTTTCTAGTCCTTCGTTTGCTTCTAACATTTACTATCCTTTGTTTGCCATTTGCCATCTGATTTTAGAGACTCTTTTATTAAATGTAATACCATCAAGGTGATCGAGTTCATGCTGAAAGCACTTTGACTCCATACCGTTGAGTTTTGCGAATCTTGTTTTGCCTTGTGTTGTTTCATATTGCACTTCTACAGTCTTTGGTCTTTCTACCTTTAACCATATTCCTTTAAAACTTAAACATCCTTCTACGTCAGTGACTTTCTCATCACTGAAATTTAATATCTTTGGATTCCAAATTATAACATGTTTTTGAAATGTGTCAAATGAGTTGTGTCCCATAGCAAAAAATCTTTTGGTAATGCCAATCTGGTTTGCGGCCAATCCCATTCCTTTCTCGTCTAGCATAAGTTTAATGTAGTCATGCTCAAATTTTTCTATGTCTGTATATCCCTGGATGCTGTCGTCTGCACTCCATTCTGTGCTTACTTCCATCAGTGTCTCATGTGGATATTGAAATACCTGTATCACTATTCTTCTCTTTCTCGCAGTTCTTTTAAATTTTCTTTTTTCCACTCGTCAGTGGTTTCTGGATCTTTCCATTTCATAACTTCCTCCTCGGTTCTACTACAGCCTAGGCAGTAGCCGCTCTCTTGATCAAATATACATATTTTCATGCACGGACTTGGTATCATTTAACTATCTCCACGTCAGATTCTGTCTCTATCACCACTCTGGCACCACAGGCAAGTAAAGGTTTATCGTTTCCTCCGTATATAATTCTACTTGGTCCTTTGATATCTACTGCATGACAGTATGTGTTCTTACTGCCCTGTTTAATTGTAATCACAGGATCATTTGTGCCATTTTTTTTGTTCGCACGTATCACGTGTTGATTGACATGTATAAATTTTTTCTTTGTCCTCATAGGTCTTTTATCTTTTTTAAATCCTGTGCTGATAATTGGGGAATCAATATGTGTATTTTTACATACAAGTTCCCACGAATATTTAATGTTTTATGTACTGGCATTCCTTTGCCCTGTACTTGTAAAATTGTGTTAGGCTGTGTGCCTGCAGGCACTTTGACTTTTATAACATTATCGTCAAGTGTTTTTAGATTGAATTCAGTTCCTCTAACTGCTTGGAAACAGTCAATTGTTTTATCTGTGTGCAGGTCATTCCCTTTACGTGTAAAACCGTCTGAGTCAAGAACACTCATCACAACCATTAGGTCTCCTCGTGGCATGTTCCGTATGCTATCGTCACCCATGCCTGCGTACTTAAATGTAATACCATGTTGGACGCCAGCAGGAATCTTGACAGTTGCAAACTCTTCTCTGCCACTTGGCAGTTTGTAATTGATAGTCTTCTCTGTATTCATCATTGCTTCTTTGATGCTGATAGCCATCCTAACCTGTACATTCCTATTTCCCCTTGGCTGGTTTCTGTGATTTCTAAATACTCTTTCATCTCCATTACGGCCAGTAAAATTAAACTTGAAGCCTCCTTGTTCTGTGCCAAACCCTGAGAAGAAATCTCCAAAAATGTCTTCGTTGAAGAATGGATGTTCATCTCCTTGTGTTTTCCCGCCAAACTTTCGCATTGTGTCGTAGTCATGACGTTTCTGTGAATCTTTCAGTGTTTCGTGTGCTTCATTTATTTCTTTAAACTTTGCTTCGTCACCTCCCCTGTCGGGGTGATGTTGCTTTGCAAGTTCTTTGAATGCTTTTGTTATTTCCGCACTTGTGCTTTGTTCCTTCACACCTAGCACGTCATAATAATTTTTCATGTTCTTAATTGTACACTAGAATTTTGTTTCGTCAACGTTTATTTGGATTTGGATTCAGAGCCATTGCCCATATGGTAAAACTGATCCGCTCTCCTTCTGATGGTGTGGTGGCCCTATGTTTATCCTGGGGTTTAAATATAACGGCTTCCCCTTTGTTTAATTTAGGAAATTGTTTGTTTTCAATCTCGAAAGTACCGTTAGGTGCAGTCTGTAATTCACATGTTAGAGTAAAATGTCTAATGTGTGTTCTGTAGTTTGGCCAAGTATCAACATGCCAATTGTATTCCTCTCCAGGTTGGTAGAATGATATCTGCGGATCTTGTATCCAATCTATGACTGGTTCTAATGTGTTAAACATATCTATCCATTTCTGCCATTTAGTACTGTCCTTGTACCACACTATTCTATTGTTTCTAAGATTAGATTTTCCTAAGGTTTTTCCTTTGCGGATGTTATCAGTATTGGCATACCGTATGATTTGATCGCACTCATCGGCCGTTAGGAATTTGAATGGTTCGTACAATTTCATGCACTATTAATTATTTGCTAGATTTTTTGCTCGATCCGGTGTAGAGTCCAAACCAGGCCGCACCAGCACCTACGACAATCGATATCAAACCTGATTGTTCCATTGTTGGTGCAGGCAGATTCATGTACCATATCACACATTTGTATAAAAGTATGATGTATGTAGTAATGAAAACTCTTGGAAAAATTCTCCAACTGTCCACTGCTCTTGCTAGGTGTATTAGTCTTGCGTATGGATTAGGTCCTAGATCTTTTGCACTTGTGTCTACTTCTAATTCAACAGAAACTTTTTTCTTTGCTGTGTTAGTGTCTGCAGGCACAACCAATTTGTCTTCTTTTAAATCAGCCATTATTTTATCCCCGGAATTTTAGCGTTTCTTTTTCTATGCCCGTTCCATGCAACAAAGCCACCAATTCTCAATGACCAGTATGCTAGATAGTTCATAGAATAGAAACCGTTAACGATTATGTTGATGTCTCTGAATATTTCGTCTGCTCTCTTTTGTGTCAGTTCACCCATTGTTTTCTTCTTGTTTACTTCCAACAATGTTTTGTATTTGTAGGCATAGTCATGTACCAGTCCACCCATCAATAACACACCAACTGGAGAGAAGAAAGTCCTTAGGAACTTTGGAATACTTGCACCATCAAATTGAAAACCTGCTGGAATTACATATTCTTTTCCGTCTATGTTGTACTTCCAGTCATCTGTAAGTATCCAGTTTCTTGTTGATAACAACCACATCACGATTCCTTTCCAGAATCCTTTGCCTTTGGTCTTGATCGGCACAGGTTGTAATTTAGGCATTCCTTTGAAATTGAATTTTAAATTTGGCTTTTGTCTTTTGTCAAACGCATTCAAAATAGCGGCTATGATTACAACTGCAATAAGCACAGTCCATTGCCAAAATTTCATTGCTAGTGTTATTATTAGTTCCATAAGTCTCCTCGTATATGTGCGTATTTATTCTATTGCCCCTTTAACGACACCCTGCTCAACAAGTTTTTTCCTGTTCTTCATGTGTTGTTTCTGTACATCTGCTTTTGCACCACCAAAGTATGCTACCGCATGACCTTCTTTGCACATAATCTGTGATACTAATGGGCCACCATCTATAATAAAGTCACCAAGAACTCTTCCAAACTTACCCTTCATGTCTAAACCTTTTTTGCTTATTGTTGTCTGCAATATAGGTTTGGGTCCTAGCAAAGATTTTAATCTTGCTTTTGCGGCCAATCCAAACTTTTTTTCTATTTTGTTTCTTGTCCGCGATTCTGGCGTGTCGATACCCATTATCCTTACACGTTCATTCATCTGCCAAATACCAAATCCTAAATCAATGTCAACGTCGACTGTGTCTCCATCCACCACTTTCCTTAATTTACATCTGTACGTCCACATTATTTTTTCTCCACTAGGTTGATTAGATCTTGCACGGTTTGTACTTTGTCACCATCGTCTTCTGAAATTTTTACACCTGTAGCCTTCTCAACTTGTATGCACAATTCTATTGTATCAAACGGATCTGCTCCTAAGTCGTCTACTAAATGTGCCTCGGGTGTTACTTTGCTCTCTGCCACATCAAGGTGTTCTGCTATTACTTTTATTACTGTTTGCATATTATTCCAATATTATTTTTTTGATTGATTTACTTCCGTCTATGTTTGACTCAAGTTCTGCTTTTGCCTTAAGGCATTGATATTTTGTGCCTGCACTATATTGTCTTTCCGCTGTTCGTTTTCCTCTTAGGCAAGTTGCCATAGTTTCTTGAATCCTGTGTTCTTTTATTTCACCGTGGACCAGCATCAACAATGCCACAACCGTTTCTATCATTGGTGATCTCCGTTGCCATTCTTGTAAACGATTTCTCTGTCAGCGTCCTTCAACTTTTCAATATTGTTGACTGCTTTTTCCATCTGCTCTTTAAGAAATTCTATGTTTACTCTATTGTTGGCCATGTCATCCAGGTGCTTCTGCATCCTATCTACTGTTTTGTAAAGATCCTCTATCAACATAAACTGTTCTATGTCCTGTGAACTTTGACCTAGTTCACCCCTTGGATATCTGATCCTAAAATCAGTATTTTTTGTCACCTCGCTGTGCAGTCTTTCATCTTCGGCAGTCATGTCCTTTTCTAGGAGTACTGCTTTTGTTTCCAACTGGTTCAATCTCTCGATGACACCGAAGTACGCCCAAACTCCAACGGCGACTGCCGCCACAATGGACAACAGATTCCTCATAGGCATTGAAATTGATGTTGAATCACTTATTTTCATAATAGTAGTATTTATTGATTATTACCAACAGATTCTAACACGTCATTGTAAAATTCAGGAAACACCTGCTGATATTCTTCATTACGGACAGAATCGATCTGTTTTATTGTATTTCTTGCGGTTATTAGAAGATCATCTGACGTGTATTTTGGACCGCCCTTAATATAACCTATTGCTGTCTGTATTTCTTCTTTCCTGACTTTGCATTTTAATAACTTTTCTACTATTATGTTCTTCATGTATGGTTGCAAATGTTGTACGTCATACCTTTTGGGAAGATGAAGGCAATTGATATGCCAGTAATCCGGGTTCCATTCTTCAACCTGTTGGGCCATTTCATCCAAGTAATACGCATTAAAAAAACTTAATGTTGTGCAAATCTGTGTGCTGATGTTTGGCAAATTAAGGGCAGATATTTTTTTGATATTAGCATTCACTTGATCCCATTTAGCAGGATGCCTTTGATATTCAAATCTATCCTTGATGTCATCTATGCTGAAAGCAATTTCCACTCGTTTGAAGTGAGGCCATATTTCTTTTAACGCTTCTTCTGGATACACTGTGCCATTTGTATTGTAATGAACTTCTATTTTATTTGCCACTCCTAGTGCAATACATTTACGTAACACGTCAAATTGTTCTTGTATCAACAGTGGTTCGCCGCCTGTAATCTGCAAGTACCTAAGATTTTTTAACACTTCATCTATCTCGGCAAATAATTTGTTTTGTTTTCTTGGCCATCTAGATATCTCATTGATTTCAAGATACTTTTCTTTGTCCTCCGGATATAATTTTATCGCCTCGTTTGCCCATAGTGAACTGCTACCAGGATAACATATTCTACATTTCAAATTGCAAATATTACCTAACCTTATTTCTAAATATCGTGTAGATATCTGTTCTTTCTTTACGTGCAGTTCACCAAGTGTCCGTGATTTCTCCCACAACAGGATACGCTTAGATTTTTTGCCTGCGGCTTCTTCTTTCCAGCATGACTGACAGCCTGCAGGACGTTTGTTTTTTCTGAAGTCCTCTCGCAGTTGTTCCATTTCTTTTGACTGCATCACATCAGACACAGAATGTGTCATTGCGTTGTAATCTCCTATAGGATCTCTATATAGACAGCACGGTCTGTAATCTCCGGAGGTACCTATTTCTATGCCTGTCCAAGGCAAGTGGCACATGTTTGATTTGGTGTAATCTGACACGGTATGGTTCGCGCCTTATTTGTCTTCTTTATCAGTCTCTTCGTAGTACTTTTTGTATTCGTCAAGTAGACTGTTGGTTTCCTGCAATTTTTGTCTGATCTGTGCAAAGTTTTTGGCCAACAACTCGTAGTCTTTGTCTGTCAATCCAAACAGCACAGGGTCTATACCTTGTTCTTCTAATTTTTTGAAAACCTCTTCTGCGTTCTCTGAAGTAATTATTATCCAACGGATGTCTTCAAGTGTGAGTGGCATTGGATCTGGTAGGTTTAATTTCTGTCTTGGCTCTTCGACTGCAAACAATTTAATCCTTTTTTCTCCGCCTATGCTACAACCGGTTAGTAATAAGATCAATGCTATCGCTAAAATTTTATTCATAATGCACATAATTCGGATTTGCCAAACTTGGGCACATCGTGTTTATCTCCGATTTCCTTGTTGCTTTTAGTTCTGCCTCAGTTCTCTCTGCGCCGCTTGCCAATTCAACACATCTTGTTGCTTCAGATGATCCTTTGTTGATCACTCGCTCAACAGATTGAGATCTTTCAATTGCAAGTTTACCCACATCTCTTTTCTTTTTGTTGAAACGCTTGTCTAACTCGTCTAGATCCTTCTTGAAAGTCAGGACCAAAGCATTGAGTTTCTTGTTGCTTTCCATAATCGCCTCGAAGTCTACTTTCTGTTGTTCTATCAATTTCGTCTGCGCCTCGATGCCTTTCTCTAATTCTATTTGATTTGCCTTAAGTGTGGCGTTGTCTGCCCGTAGTTTCATCACATAGATACCTGCACCTGCGATGCCGGACATCAATAAAACTACAAACATGATTCTTATACTAGAGAACATAATATCAGTATTTAAGCCTTTTTAATACCAGTGATTTGTAAAGTGTACCTATCCGTTTTACCAAGATTTGCGGCCATATGCTCTGTGCCATACATCCACCCAAAATAAGCACCAGCCTTGCCAGTGCATAGTTTCTTTCCTACCCATAATTGCTGTCCTGGTGTCTGATCTTCCAAGAAAAGTATTATTCTAGCAATCTGATTCTTTTTTTTGATTTTATTTTTTTTAATGTAGGTGAGATATCTGTCTTTGTGCCATGGCAGGATTTGTCCTGGAGAAAGTTTATTGAGTGCAATTACAATTTTGTCTAACTCGAAATTATCTTTTACCACATCAAGCAAACTTGTAGGTACTTCATTTTTTAAATGCACACCCATATTACTTTTGTATGTCTCTCGGTTTGCCTTAGTGGTCGTAAATCCAGTAAAATGATCGTAATAACTTCGCCAGGCACCTTTTTTGTAGTCTGTTTTTTTCCAGGTCACGGGTATTTTACCTTCAATCATATTGTAAATCCTCGTAAATTTTATCTGCCCACATCTTGTGACCTTTTACATTCATATGTGCATCGTCGTCGCTCAAAGTTACATCATGCTTCTGTATGAATTCTGCAATACACATGCCTTTATCTGTGTCCGCTATTGATTCAATGCTGTCCTCACTAAAATAAAACGGCACGTAGTCTATGCCTTGCAGTTTATGTTTTACTGCATTGATAAACCCTTCAAAATTGATCTTCTGCTCTGTAAGACTGTAATAGTTTTCATACCAATTGTCGTAAAAGGCAACTCCAGAGTTGATAGGCGTCATGCCTAACCATTTTTCAAGTGTATCTTTGTGTCTGGGTACTCCCTTGCTTCTTACAAATTGCCCATTTGGCGTGTCATAGATCATGCTATCTTTGGCCAATTCCGTGATTTTGTTTTGATCTAGGATAAAAGTTTTCCTAGATGGATGGCTCCACCCTATTACAACAGCATCACCTTTTTTAATTTCCTTTTGGTTGGCCAAAAATGTTGAGAAAATAAACATATTGTCTGCCCCGGGTTGGGAGAAGTTCTTTATATCCATGCCTAATCTATCGGCAAGCAGACTGTCCCATCCTTGCTTTTTGTCTTTGATTTTAAATGGTAAACAATGACTGTCACCAAAAATGTAAAGTGTATTAACTGCCATCAACGTATTTAAACACCAAAGTTATTGCCAGGAATAAATTTTGGTAATGTGCTACTAGTTAAATATCTTCAAAATTAGGAGCAAATATGAACAATTGGATGTTAGACAATGTTGCCAAGTACTGGGACAACATGACCTTGAATTATGATTTAGAAAAATACGATTTGCCAGGCTGGGCACTACGTACAATACAAGAAAAATTTCCACAAGTAAAAGAACTAGAAAAAATTCACGAGGTGCTTACCCCTCCCCAGGTTGTCGAATTGCAGTTGTACGTACAGAATGCTTGTTCACGAAAGGACTTTATGGAGTTGTTTGATGCCTTTGTGGCGGAGTATGCTCCACCCAGGATAGATAACAAGAGGTATATGATCCAAAGGCAAGGAACCTTACGTGTCGTTATACCTAATCAAACAAAGTCAGGAAGGCGATTACAGTTTCATCAAGGTGTGTTTGTGGGCAACGGTAGAGGGATTAGAACATTCTGGACTCCACTAACAAAGGCAGAAAAAACAAATTCTGTTTTCTTTATTGACTGGGACAAGAGCCGTGAGATAACACAAAGGTTTTTGAAAGAAAAATGGACCTTGGACAAGTTTGAAGAAGTTTGTTTAGAAGCCGCATGGCCAGTAGAATTAGTTCCAGGACAAAGTCATTTATTCTGGCAAGAGCATATGCATGGAAACATTAACAACGACGAAGGTTACACCAGAGTTGCAATAGACATGCGTATCTTACTCGAAGGCGAAGAATATGATAGACGACTACCTGGTGGCTTTGTCAGGATGCCTGGTGATCACACAGCCGGACAAAACTTTGATTACACAGGGAAACAATTTATAACATATGCTGGATGGAACAGTGTATACAGCAAACACATTCCGTTGCCTATGCAAAGAACAGTGATCAATCAATATTGTGAAAAATATAATATAAAGTATTCAAGTTATGAGTTTGAGAATGAACATGCAGACTGGCAACCAGCATTAGAACACTTTATACAGAAAAAACCCGACGGCATAGTTTTAACCAGTATGTTCAGTCTCACAGACGATGCTGAACGCAGGGACGAATTATTACAACTGGCCTTGGATAACGGTGTGGAACTTCATTTTGCCAATGAACTTTGCTTCCTTAAGACAAAAGAAGATTTAGAAAAAATAAGATACTGCTTGAATTTTGGTGTGCCTAAAAAAGGCAAACAAAGTTGGGAATAATTTTTATTGTATCAAACCAGGCTTGTAAACAGTCTTACCATTTTCTTTCATAGCAGTTAAGATACTCTTACGATTGCCTTCTGACTTATACGAAACGTGTACCCATCCTGAGTCAGGTATACCAGGGGTGTAAAATTCCAATATCAATTGATCAAAATCACAGTTTTCTGAAATCCATTTGGCAACATCATAGTTCCCTGTGCCTGGACATTCTATATCAACGGCCTCACCTTTGCAGTGTTGGGATCTACTTGAGCCACCTACTGCTTCGTTTAATGCAGGACCTCTATATCCAGAGTTGATCACGGTGACACCAAAGTTGTCTCTTACTTTTTGTACAACATTTTCAAAAAGTTGTTTTGCATTAACCAGATGCTCTTCGCCGGGAGTGTTGTCTAGACCTTTCCTAGTGGCTGTCTGACTTTTTGTAAATTCAGCAAGTGTGAAGTTTTTACTTAATCTCATAAACTTATTTATCATAATATGCGTATATAAATAGACACATGAAATTACTTCTAACAGGCAGTTCAGGCTTCATAGGTCAGCATTTGACCAAATTTTTAGACAAAAATTTTGAATTATATCATTTAAAAAATGATCTATTGGATCATGCTAAAATACAAGAAGAAGTTGCTGTCATAAATCCAGATATCATTGTGCACCTTGCCGCGAGGACAGAAGTTGAAAAAAGTTTTTATGAACAAATCACTTTCAGTGAAATCAATTATGTTGGCACAGTCAATCTCATAGAAGCGGCATCAAAGATAAAAAATTTCAAAAACTTTGTTTTCGCCAGCACAATGGAAGTTTATGGCTGGCAACCTATATCAGATGAAATTAAATTACATGGCAAACCAAAAACACATGTTGCATTTGATGAAAACACTGCACCAAACCCTAATGCACCATATGCCGTTGCGAAGTACGGGTGTGAAAAATATTTGGAGTATGCACATCGTTGCCTGGGACTTCCATACACGGCATTGAGACAAACAAACTGCTATGGTAGGAAAGACAATGATTTTTTTGTCACTGAGCAGATCATCACACAAATGTTGACAAACTCAAAAGAAATAAACCTTGGTTATGGTGAACCATATCGTAATTTCATATTCATAGAGGACATGATGGACGTATGGCAACAAGTGATTACCTCACATGAAAAGTGCAATCAAGGATATACGTTCACTATTGGACCTGATAATCCAATACAAATTAAAGAGTATGTTAATATGATTGCAGAAAAAATTGGTTGGTCGGGACAAGTAAATTGGAACACAAAGCCAAAGCGGCCGGGTGAAATATACTGGTTGAATTCAAATAACAAACTTATTGAGCAAAAAATAGGATGGACTCCTAAAAAGTCGTTGTCCGATGGGTTAGATTACACTATAGATATTTGGAAACAAAATTTGAAGTAATTCTACCAACCACTTTTACTTAACAACGCCGAATCTCCGTCTTTACTAAAAATAAATCTGTCTTCTGTTGTTTTAGTGATCTGGTATGGCCCAAAATATTTGGTAAGATACATACACTCGCTGATGGCAGACTCGTCAAGTTTAAAGGCTTTGATTTCATTCATTATCATGCTTGTATTCCCAAATGCATGTAATTCAAATTTAAGTGAATCTGCATTTTGTTTCTTGATGGAGATAATGTTATTGTCAAGTTTAAATTCCATCATCTGAAATCTATCAAAGAAAGTTTGCACTTCGCCTAATTTTAATGCATTTATTTTTTGTTCGTATGCTTCAGGTGTTCTCGGAAGAACATCTGCTAAATTTTTTGCCGATGCCTCAAACGGTTTTGTTCTTTTATGATAAGTGAATTCAAATTGTTCAATTTTTGTTAGTTTTTTAAGATCATCAAGGAATGCTCTTATGTTCTGATCGACTTGTTCTATCCTTGCGAATTCAACAAATACTCTATGTTTTCCGTCCTCTACTGTTCCTGGTGTGGCGTCTGCGTCGAGGACAGTTTTGTATCCTGTCTCTGCAAAACTTTCTAGGTCTTTTGCAGGTGCAAGTCCGTCCACAGTGAATGCAAGAACCATTATGTTCCTGTCATCACCCATTTTGGATTTGTATAAGTCAACGGAGAAACGTTTGCTTACAACGCCTTCTAGATCGCCGGCTTTCAGTCCTTCATTAACTAATGTCATTTAAACTACTTAATTCTCCTGATGCCTCGTCTGTTGCATCTTGGCTTTGAATGTCGTCTTTACCGTGTTTGAAATTGCCAATTAGTTCTTTTGGCATTTTTATTTCTACCACCCAAATGTCATGTGCATCTATTTTGCCTTTTGTTGTACCTGGCCTGTAGTCTGCTGGACTTTTAATTTGTCTCGGTTTCAAGAGTTCATCTTTTTTGTAAGATACCTTGCAACCTCTGTCGGTGAGTCTTTTGCCACCTACAGGATCTGGCATTTTGTCTGCCGGCCACATGAATGAACATGTTACAAAATGTCTTGAGTCAACAGGTCCAGAAAGTAGTTCTCCGTCCTGCCAGTTTTCAAAAACATAAACATCCAGTTCATCTATTACACGCTCAAAGTCTTTGAGTATGGAAAGAGTAGGACCCACCGCGTATAGTGATTGAACGTTTTTGATTATGTCTAATACATCATGCATAGTGCTTATTTATCCTAAAGATCTGAGTTGTAAAATATGCATACTTAATTTGGAAAAAAGATCTTAAGTATTTGTACATGAGTCGAAAACATAGACTACAAACACAATCAAACATCAACTACGAGGAACCTTATGCTATTATTACACAGCCTACAAATGCGACCTTTATTCCAAAGGAAACTATGGAAACAGATGAGGAAAAGGAGGGTTTACGACAAAAGAGTGAAGTTGTATATGATAAACCAAAACTGGCTGAAAATAAGAAAACAAAAAGACAGGAGGAGACGTCGTGTATTAGCCAGATTATGGAAAATGAGGCAATTGGCTATGCTTAAACGGCAGTATAATTGTTAGAATAAGTTTTTACTTATTTGTTGATCTGAGATAGACTGGTCATCGTATCTGACCGGACATAAAGAACATTGAGGTATCGTATCGTACATCAGTGTATTGAATTCATCTACTGTGATATTGTGCAATTCACTACATTCAAAATAAGGAAAAGTGTCAATTAAATCTTTTTGCTTTTCACTATATTGAATATCATTCCTTTGCCTTATTGCTATAGGCATTGAATTTGCCATTGGGCATTTGAACAGCCTGCCATTCATTATTGTAGGACTATGTGTTTCTATGCCATGTGATCTATGCCTGAAATCACATACTCTATGTGCTTCTTCGGGGTCACTATCATAAGGTTTCAGATCCTTGGAATATGGATCTCCAAAAGCGTTTTGATAAAACCTATCCGAAAGGTGAATAATATGCTTAACTTCTTTGTGCATAAATTCTGCCATTCTGTTCCTTGACTCAAGTGTCCATTTTAGTTTTACTTTCTCTCCTGTGAGACTACAAAGTGTTTCATATATATTTTTCCTCCATGAAGAATTATGTATGCTTATGTCGAGGATAATTTTGTTTTCTACAACGCTGTCCCAGAAGCCTTTAATTTTATGCAACAATAATCCATTGGTGCAAATCCTGATACCTTTTTCAGGAAAGATACGCCTTAGGTCAGCAAGTATGGTGTTTATTTTTGGATGCATTAAAGGCTCGCCGCCTAGGATGTTCACAAACCCGGTTACGTCTACTGACTTGGCGAAGTTTTCATAAGATGCCAAGTGTTCTGTCCAGTTGTCATGTCCAGTAAGTTTCAGGTTATTGAATCTATTACAGCCGTCACAAGCAATATTGCACACATTGGTAATATAAAACTCCACAAAATTAATCTTTTTGTGCATGAGTTATTTATGGGGTGTCTATTTTACGAATTGGTCCATGGCATCTGCGTACCATTGTCTGTAGTGTTGCTCTATTCTTTCGTATGGAACCATGTCACGTTGGGCAACAGGTATTCCTGGTAGTTCATTTTTTATTACTTCTTTGTTCACCAGGTCAAGGACCACAGTGTAGTCTTGCATTTTTCCTGGCCCTATTTTCTTTTTAGAAAGTTCTACAAATTCATCAAACTTCTTGTCCGGTTTGATTATATACTTTACACAAAAGAATCTTTTTTTGGCATGTTTCTTACCCATTTGATAACCTTGCTAGTTTAATCATTACACTTGCTAAATTTATTTCAGGATCTGCGACAAAACTATGATCAACCAATCCCTGCTTGATAATTAGCACTGCTTTATCTTGTGCGTCTTCATCTTTGGATATTATTTCTAAATTATCGTATAGCCACCTATAAATTTCTTCGCATTCTTCTGGCCTTGCTTGACTACAAACAAGTTTCCTTGCTTCTTGTATCTTGCCTTGTTTGAATAGATCGACCATTTGCAGTCTGTAATCCTGTTGACCACTGTCTCCACTTGCCGGTGGCATAAGTTTTGCGTCCCTACAATTTTGTTGCAACATGTTAATACACTTTCTCATGTCTGGATAACTTGCTTTTACATATGTGTCTAATATTTCAATGTCTGGAGTAATACCTTCTTGTATTAATATCTCACATGCTCTGGCAGTGAATTCGGTCTTGTCAATTGTTTCCATATGAAATCCTTGGCATCTCGAATGCAGTGCTGGTATAACCCTGTTAGGATAGTTGCAAGTCAATATGAACCTTGCTGAAGTATGATACATTTCCATTACACCACGAAGTGCCGCTTGTCCGTTTGGACTCATGTAATCTGCTTCGTCTAGTAATACATATTTGTACGAACCGAATGGCATAATTTGCACAAACGAATTTATTTTCTCTCTTACTGTGTCTACGGAGTTTTCTCTTGAAGCATTTATTTCTAGTATGTCATAACTGCTGACATCAAGTTCACCAAACAAAACTTTTGCAAGTGTTGTCTTTCCCACACCTGGAGCACCACTGAGTAGCAAGTGCGGAATTGCCTTATCGTCAATCCACGATTGTATCTGTTGTCTTTGTGCTTCGTCCCTGACCACATACTCTTTCAGAGTCTTAGGTCTATATTTTTCTACCCATAAATCTTTCATATATGCTATATTACAGAAGTTTCCTTTGCTTGTCTATATAATTGTTCGGTGGCCATGTTTTTACCTTTGGCTTCTACCTGTATATCAAAGTGTTCTGAGAACGACAACGCCCAGTCATTTGCTTTTTTGTTTGGTAACAGATCAGAATGTGCTCTAAGTTTTTGTTTTTTACAGCCACGTTCTAATAGGTCCTTGATGTTGTGCATCTCTGTATGTGTCTTGTCACCAAGACCGGCAACTGCTAGATGTTCGTCTCTGGAATATGAGTAATGCATACTAGGCCTCTGTCCACGCCAACTGTCTATTACTCTCTTAACTCTGTCATCTGTTGCTTCTATGTATTCTTCATCTCTAATCCAATGATGGTGTATGTCGAGAACAAGTGCAAGGTGTTTTTCTAGTTCTAAACTTTTTTCGAGTCCATGTCCCATCTCGTCATTTTCTATAGTAATAAGGTTACGTGCTTCTGGTGATAGTTTTGGCAGTGCATCTATGATTCCTTGTGGTCCTAGTCTGCCTGAGATGTGTACATTTATCTTGCAACCGTCTTGGAAACTTTTGCCAAATCCCATCCAACGTGCCATGTCTACGTGATATTCAAATTCATCGATGCTTCTTTTTCTAATGTCTTCACTTTCACTACTCAAAACACAAAATTGTCCTGGATGGAAACTTACTTTGACATCCAACTTACGTGCCATTTCGCCAACTGGTGAAAATAATCTTTCACAGTGATCTTGTATGTGTGGTTGTTGCCACCAGTCTTGCCAATTTGCTTCTGTGTAGCCTTGCAACATCTCACTACCAAGTCTGACCATCCTACGTTCGGGTGGTAAACTACCAACACGTTGGACCAACTTTCTAGCGGCAGTGGCGTTGTGATTCATTATATCCCACTGTCTTTGCACTGCGTCTTCTGGATGTTCTCTCAGCCAACGCATTGTGGTGGATCTACCATTTAGATCTCTATCCTTGGCGTTGACTTTCATGCCACCAAACTCCTTTTCAGAGTTCAGCCATTTGCAACAAAAACCAAAACGTTGTACCATGCTTTATTATAACAGATTATAATATAATGTCTACTCTAGAAGTGTTTCCATCATGGCCCAATGTCCAATAATATCACTACAATGCAGTTTAAAACCATATTCTCTGTCAATGTCACGCAATATCTTGTTTGCCTTTGCCATACTTAGGCCAGCATTTGCCGGAAGTTGTAATGCATTGATTGTTTTTCTTTTCAATCCTTTTGCGGCCTGAACTCGATGCCACCCATCTGTTAGTAGATAGTATCCTGAGTCTTTTATTGGGGTGACCAGTATAGGATCCCAAGCACCCTCCTTCTTAAGTTTTGCTATCCATCCACGTTTTTCTTTATTAAGTGGACGTTCAACACCCAATCCCATTTCAGCCATTGTGACAAGTTTGTCTATTTCAACTTTTACTTTTTTAATTTTAATCTGTTTCATATTCGATGTAATCTATATCACTAATAATGTTCCATTGTTCTCCACGTGGCAAGGGTGACCTACGTGGGTAGTCGTTGACATCTGATATGTCCCTAAATTTATTTGCACATTGTGGTCCACAAAACGGCCTAATAATTCTTTTATCATATTTTGTGTCATGTAGACTATCATACCAGTAAATTGCGTTGTCGAAAGTTTTTTTACAGACGTAACAGGTGTGTGATCTTTTAATCATTCCCCGGCAGAGAAGTCATCTGTTGCATTCCGCCTGTGTTGATGTAGCCGGCCTGCCTGTTGTTGAACTCTGGCTCATCATCTGACAACAATAATATATCATTCTCGTCTATCATCCTAACTTCTAATTCAACATCTTTCTTTTTGACTTTCAGTGCCCTGCTCCAACGACCGTGTGCGACCAGAACCCATTGGCCAACTTGAACGTCTTCTTGTTGATCACCCACTGCATACACTTTCGCCCAACGTGGGTGTATACCTGCTTCTGTGCCATCATCATCTAGGATTATTATACCACCTTTCGATTTGGTGGCTCCGAATTGCATATCAGATACCAACACTCTCTTTTTCAATGGTGTGATATCATTCTCTACGGTGTACTGCTTACCACCGTGTGATCCAAAACCTTTTGCTTGTAAGTCTTCTATCTGTCCCATATAGAAGTATTATATAAGATTTATTCTAGTCCGTCAAGAGCCGCATCAATACCTTTTTTGGCAGTGACATCTGCGGTTTTAGGTTTAAAAGTCTCGACTGGTTTGGCCGTTTCTACCGGCTTAGATGGTTCTTTTTTCGGTGCTGGTTTGACTTCCACCGGCTTCGCCGCTACAGGAGTCATCTTCTGCACCTGTGGTTTGGCTTCAACTTTAGGTGCCGGCATAGGTTTGCTTTTTAAGGGAGTATCACTTACCATTCCTTTTGGCTGTTCATAATACTTCCTAATCACAGTCTCTTTTGGAGTGATCACTTTTCCGCCTGCTCCCAATACATCACCTCTTGCGTTAACATTCATGTTTCCAACTGCCTGTACAGACTCGTTGGCCGATCTGAGTTTTTCTATATCGACCATACGTCCTTGCATGGTTCTATACATTCTTTTTCTCGGTGCTCTTGCTACCATAATAATATGCTCCTATTACTATTACTTATCATCTCAAAAACTCGGTGATATCTAAATTGTACAACAATGGATTGATCTTGTGTACACCTATAAGAAACAAGCAAAAACTTGCCACACTCGATCCTCTACCCACACCCCATACTATGTTGTTCGCTCTGAGTGTGTCTATGAAGTATATTAAAAATTGTAATACACGTCTAAAGTCCTTTTTCTCAAACAGGTCGTATTCCATTTGCACTCTCATCTTTTCTTCATCGTTTTGACACCTATCTAGCAACCACTGTAGAACATTTATTTGGTAATACTTGTCAGGCATGTGCCATTTCTCACAATTGACTTTGTCAAACTCTGTTGGTTTGATGCGTTTTGGTGCTGTTTGTATAACAGGTAGGTCTAGACCTAGTTGTTTGAGACTATCAGAGTATTTTTCTATGTCGTGAAAATATAGTTTCGAAATATCAAACTCTGGATTTTTATAAATCAAATCAATGGCGTCCTCTTCCGAGAATATTACATCGCCGTGATCATTTATCTTTGTTTTTTCCGCCATCTAAAACCTTTGGTTGAAACTCAAATATTTTAGCATGGTACTCGTGCTGTTTGTCAACTGGAATTTCCTGATTGTTCCAACTGAAGTGTCCTGTGTAGATGCCTTTATCAAGTTCTCTGTCATAAGTTGCCGTGTCTGCCCGTAGCCACCATGGGTCAAACTTGCTAAATTTCTCTGAAAACCAATCGGGCCTATCTAATAGTATAAGTTCTTTGCTGTCTTTGTCAACCTTGTAGGTAATACCGTCTCCCTGCCAGGATGATAATTCAATGTTGTTAATCACTATCTTGCTATCTAAGATGCTGTTGGCCTTACAAAAACAAACAGCGGCCATGATTTGGTCATAAGGCGGTTTTGGTAATTCAATAAACCTATTTGATGCACTAGTCTGTAGTAATGTATATAATGGCTCGTCTCTCCAAGTGGTAATTGTATTTGCAAACACTTGTTCAAAAAGACTTTTAAGTCTTTCGAAATATTCTGTTTGTTCTTTTAGGTTTGCAGTGTGCGGAGTAAGTGATATGTTTACCTTATATTCGTTAGAAAATAATTCACCGTCAACGATAATAATAGATTTGAATTTTGTCTTCCAGGTAAATGTGTTTGACATCGAAACTATTTACTAGTCGATGTTGACCAAGTCACCAAGGTCTGGCTCGTTTCGCAATTTCTTATTGTTCTTGTGCCACTCTTCGATTCTTCTTTGCCTTATTGCATCTCTGTATGTGTTCAAGGCCAGTTGCAGGTTTGCCAACATATCAGGATTACGACCCCGCCTTGCGATGGCCACTTTTCTAGTCAACTCTTTAATACGTTTCGAGATGTCCTCTTCGGACATGTTTCCTATTTCTTCTTGTAATGGATGGAAGTACATTATACTCCTTTGTTATTATGCGTATTGTTTTCCTAGTTGATGCATCAATACTGTCGTGCCACCATCTGGAGACATAAATTCAAAAAGAAATCTACCAAGTCCAGTTGTAACTTGATCAGATGTTCCATCACTTCCGTGTACATTGTCTGCTTTAATCACTGCACTCGGAAAAGTTAATATGCCAGTGGATGTGGGTGCCACAGTTATATCTAAAATCATTCTTCCTAGTGTTCCTGTGGTAGGGAAATTCAAGAATGAAAATGTAGTGTCGGCAGTAATTGTTAAAGTTTGATAATGACCGTTTTCGTGATTAAGCGTTACACTTCCACCAGAGACCGTGCCATGTGGATATACTGTTTCGGCTGTGTCTTTAAAGACTGCCTTAGAAACAACATAGTCGGAAAAGTTAACATTTGCATTTGTACTTGCCTTGTTGCTTTGTAGATCTTCTATCTCAGTTTTTGCTTCTGTGAAGTTGTTTTTAATTGCACTAAAATTGTCTCTAAACCCTTGAGAACTATTATCCTGCCCTGCTTTTGGGTACGTGCCATCTACATTTCCTGGTACTATATTACTTGCCATTTATTAAATTCCTTTATCTCTAAATTTAAGATATTTATCGTTGCTTCGTTCCACCTTTATTATTGTACCTGCTTGTGGTACTTCTTTGGTAAAAGTAATTGTTGTCTTTTTGGTAGTAGTGTTGTGAGATAGTGTTATTCCAAATTCATGATCAGCGGATCGTAGTATGCCATCTGCTGTTAGATATGTTGGCTTAATATTATTATCAGCGGTTACTCCTTGACCAACAAATACGATGTCGCTTCCTTCCTTAACTAAGATGTCCTCTTCGTGTATTAATTCACTGACTTCAAAACTAGTTGTCACACCGTCACCCACAAATGTTTCTGTGCCAACTTTGCTTTTGCTTACTAGATATCTGTCAATTGTAAATGCTATATTTTTGAACTCTATGGCTTTGTCTTGAATTCTTTTCTTGATTAGTGCCGATGTCCCTGGTTTACAATAACATATTGGCACTGCTAATACATAACCTAGTGGTGCAAGATCTCCAGATTGTGTTGTTTTCATCCATAAAGGTAAGTGATCCCATTCTTTGTGTCCTAAACTTTTCATTCTTGACCGCATATTAGCAACAGCATTAGGGAAAACTGTTTCGATGAATCCCAAATCTGCACTTAATTGGTTAGCATATCTAACTTTCGATCCCGAAGTGCTAAATGATAAACCACCATCTGTCGTTACTTCGTAGTCAACATAGTCGGCAGTGGCATTCATACTTGATGCTCTAGGTCCAAGTATTGGTTTGGCAACCACATCTCGTAGTTTTATTGAACTGCTTACTGCTTCTCCGTCATTGTTTACTAGATTGTCTTTAATATCAATATAAACTACTTCGTATTTTATTGTGGATCCTTCTTTTGCAACCGCTGTTTTCAAATCACCGAAATACAAAGTTTTTGGAGAATGATTTTGTTCCATTTGCTGTTGCATTGTTGTCAGCGATTGTCTTTCAAGACCTGCTATCATCAGCATATCAGGTTTAAGTTTCATTCCAAAATTTGTGTCCTCTGGTCTATATATGTAATCAACAGAATTTATGTTTGGATCCTGTGCTATTTTATAAAATATATTTTGATCTATGAAAGACGTCGCATGTCCATTCATGTTGCCATACTCTATCTGTGTAAATGGAATATCAACGTTTAAAGTGAATTCTTTTGATGTTGCCGCAGACTGGTATTGATCGCTAACTGTGACCGTAAACGTAAATGACCGCGTAGAATCTGTAAAGTCACTGGGGTCAATAGTTCCAATTAGGTTTCCTTGTTCTGAAAGTGTGATTCCTGTTGGCAATGATCCTGAGGTCACGGAATAACTTAATACTCTGTTTGTATCTTCGGCCACCGCTTCTATTGAAAGTATACTTGGGATATCTGATTTCAAAGTACCAATTGTTTCTGACGTAGTGAATGCAATCCCAATATCTATTTCTCCGATTACCTTCATAGTAAACGCTTGATCTGTGAAAACGTTTACACCTGTGGATACTACTCTGTTTGCCCTCACAGTGAAATTGTAATTTACTTCAATAGCAGATTGCCTTGCGAGTGTTCCGTATATCTCACCAGAGTTAATGTTTATTTGTAGACCCGGAGGCAGTGATCCCGATTGTATGCTATATTCTAAATCATCCTGTAGTGGGTCAAAATCTTCTACATCTATTTTAATAACAACATTGTTGTCGTGCCTGAATGTACCAAGATCGCTAGGTGTAGAAAATATTGGTCTTCTATTGGCACTATAATCAATTGTGAGAGGAAAGCCAGAAATAGTCGTCATGTCTATTGTAATTTCTGTGTTGTCTATTCTCCAATAGTCTGCAGAGTACACAAAAATAGAATTATTTTGTTCGATGACGCTGGTACCGTCGCTTACTCTAACAATGAAATCATAATTTTTACTGACACTCTTTGTGGTGATAGTCCTATCGTATACGACATCATCATATTTGTCATTCACTCCATCGTAACCACCTCGTGGAACAGATTTCTCTGCTTCGGTTAATTGCACGATTCCTGATATCAAACCAGTTTTCGACATTGTTACTCCAGGGGGTAGTGAACCTGATGCAATCTCATACACTAATGATTGTCCTGCTCTTGTGTCACTGTCTGTTGCTTCAATCTGTATTCTAATTTGTGAACCATCTAGTATCCAAAAAAGTCCAACACGTGTGGAGTCGTCCATTTGAAGCGTACCCGATGCTGTTGTAAAAGTTGGTGCATCTGAGCCATTGACATCTAGTGAAAATGTTCTATCAGTTATAGAGGTACCGGCCGTGGCTCGCACGACAAAGGTGTAAAGAGTTCTTTTGGCAACCTCAGCCGGAGTACCTGACAAGAGCCCGTCTGATGTAACCTGCATTCCAGGTGGGAGGCTCCCTGCTATAACGGAGTACACAACGGCTGTAGAATCACCCATTGGCACAGGGTCGTTCGCTTCTAACTGAAGTGAAAAACCGACGCCTTCGTCAATAGATGCTAGTTTACCTGCTGTGGTAGTCCACACTGGTGTTGCCATTAATATACTCCTTACAATGGTATTTATTAGGTATTACTGGCTATTGTTCTGTACCCTAATCCAGTGTTCTCTGTGTTGTCTAAGCCTTTCTCTTTCGATCTTGTCAGACTCTCGCCGTATGGCCTCCTCCAAGCGTTTTATCTCGGAATGGGTAGATTTATGCTTACGGTCGTTATAGCGTTTTCTCATTTTCCTTGTTAAGGATTATATACCGTGTCTATTACGATGCGTCGTAGAACGGAATAACTCTTAAAGTTCCACCAATTTTGATCTTGATGTACCCTGTTGGTTGTCCCGGTAATGCTGAGGCACCACCCGCTGATCCTACAGTTGCTTGTGTGCCAGTCAATAGATCAATCACACCAGTTCCAGCAGTGCCTATTTGTAAATCTGAATTGGAGGCATTTGCAGTGATTGTGTTATCTGTGATTGTGACACCATCCAAAGTAGTTGAACCTGTTACGGACAAATTACCTTGGAATGCCGCATTGGCACCTGTGAAGATAACTGCCTGTGTACTGCCTGATGCTATTGTTAAATCATTAGCATTGTTTCTTATAAATTGTCCATAGTTTCCTGCGGCACCGTCCCTTACGAATACAGTACCAGAATCAGCGTCTAAAATCAAACTGCCAGATACATTGACTATCAAGTCACCTGTTTTGGCAATCTCACCAGTGACTGACAATGTGCCGTCTACTTCTACATTTTCATTGATGTTGATCTGTGTTGAATCAGTTGAAGATATTGATGTGCCTTTGATCTGTATCGCATCTATGTCAACGCTTCCTGTACCACCCGCGTTAAGAGTTAAGTTTGCATTAGATGGTGCTGAAATTGTTGAACCAATAAATGTTAGGTCACCATTCGCCGCACCTCCTACTTGAGTGTCAACGTATGCCTTGGTCGCGGCATCCTGTGCCCCAGTTGGATCTGCCAGGTTAAGAATTTTGAGGCTGTTTACATTGATGTTTCCAGTACCCTGAGTCGATATAGATATGTCGCCATCGGACGTATCATTTTGTATTGTATCTGCCCTTAAAGTTGTGGCCTCCATCAAAGTGAAATTAGCCTCTGCCGCGGTAAGTTTGGTGTTGGTTCCACCGATTGCCACGTTCTGGCTATTCGCTGGTGTTAGTGTAATACCACCAGAAGTTGCCGATAATACGTTTCCGTCTAATCTCAAATTGTCAACATTCAACTGCCCTGTTGTAGTCTGCGTTCCTGTGTGTGTTACAGGTCCCGTCAAATTGATCTCCCCAGTTCCTGCAGGATCGATTGTTATGTCTCCGTTAGAACTAGATATTATGTTGTCAGCATTGATTGAACCTTGCACAGTCAACGTGCCCGCCACAGTCGAGTTTCCACTCACTGTTGTGTTTCCTGTTGTTGTGATATCTGCTGTGTTTGTTGTACCCTGCACAGTCACCGATCCATCAACATTTAAGCCTTCGTTGATGTTAACAGTAGATGAGTCAGGTGCACTGATTGTAGTGCCCTTGATTGACAATCCAGAAGCAACCACACTTCCTGTGCCTCCAGGCGTTATGTTGATGTCCGCATTTGAACTGGATGCGATTATGTTGTCATTGAATGTTAAGTTGTCGATCGTGATAGTCCCTGTCATGGACGCCGCATTGACTGTTGGGTTGGTAAGAACTTTGTTTGTGAACGTCTGGGAACCTGCTAGTGTGGCCACAGTGCTGTCTATAGCAAAAGTTACTGCATTACCAGAACCAGATGTATCAATACCAGTGCCACCAGTAAATGTTAATGACTCAGAATCTAAATCAATTGCAAGGGCGCCACCTGAATCTGCTTGGAAATCAAGGTCTTGTGCTGTAACTTGTGAGTCTACGTACGCCTTTATTGATTGTTGCGTTGCCAATGCAGTGGCAGAATTAGTGCCCATGTTGTCTTCATCAAGTATGGTCGTTACAGTGGCACCTGTTGTTAATTTTAAATTTGTAAGAGTGATTACTCCTGTTCCAGCGGCATCAATGTGTAGGTCCTCGTTTGATCTTATGCCCTCGATATGATTGTCTCTGAACTGTATGCCTTCCATTTCAATGGCGCCAGTGCCATTTGCAGTCAGTTTTAAATTTGCGTTTGTAGTGTTTGAACTGATTTCATTTCCTGAAATGGTAATCTGTTGACCAAACGGTGATGCACCGTATAAATCGTTGAAATTGTCATTTATCTTGTCAAATGCTGTTCGTAACGGATCACCTGTGCCGTCGTTTGCACTTGATCCAATGTTAATAGTTTGTTGTGCCATACTTTATATAATCCTTGTTTATAAGATTATTTATCGTAGATTTTACAAACCTAATGTAAAATTATACGTTGATGATTGTCTTGATGAATTTGAAGACCGTACTATCACTGGATACCGGCGTTACCCTTAACCGTACGTTACCACTGTCAATGTCTGCCGAAAATGTGGATGTTATTGCATCGCTCGAACTGACCGTGGTTTGATTTATGAACGCCGCCGATCCGTTGTGCGTCACAACCACGCTGTGCATAGAAAATCTACTATTGGTTGTGTCTGATTCAGATATGTCATATCTCGCTGATCTAAATGATCCTGCGGCAAAAGTGTCAAGGTTGGTCACCGTTGAACTTGATGTTGTTGCTGTGCCATCGCTCTGATCACCATGCGACAGAACTGTGATACCCTCAATACTAGTTGCCTGCAAAGTTCCAGAAATATTAACATTATCATTTATTTGTATTGCTGAACTATCTTCACTGCTTATTTCGTTAACCTGTAAAATAGGTGCATCGAGTGTTCCGGAAATCCTTACTCCGTCATCTACGAGTATCTGTGAAGAGTCATCCGAACTTATTGTATTAGTTGAAAAAGTTCCTTTTACTGCCAGGTTTTGTGTTGTGGTATCGCCACCAGCAATCAATAGTCCGCCACTTATGTTAAGGCTATCATTTATATGAACAGCACTGCTGTCATCTGATTGTATTGTGTTCACATTCAAGGTTTCTGCTATCTTTATGGAAGAACTGTCATCAGCACTAATTGTTGTTCCGTGAATTCTCACTGCTCCGAGTATGATGTCACCTGTGCCACTTGCAGAAATTACTATATCTTCGTTGGACCTTGTGCCCTCGATATGGTTGTCCCTGATTTGTATGCCTTCCAATTCCACAGCACCTGTGCCTGATGCAGAAAGTTTTAAATTGGCGTTGGATTGGTTGGCTATAATTTCGTTGCCGTCTATTGTGATCTGTGAGGTTACTGGAGATGCCGCATACAACTCCGTAAACATGGAATTGATCGAGATCATGGCTGATCTCAGCGTATCACCCGTGCCGTCGTTTGCGTTAGATCCTACGTTTAATGTTACCTGTGCCATACTTAAACTCTATTTATGGTTACGGAGCACTGCTCTTGTACGGGTGACTGACAGGTAAACCACTTGTCAAACCCCACTTGTGAGCAAGGTAACCTTCTGCTTTTTCAAACGTGGATATGTCAGTGCCGCCTGTGCCAGGAAGGTCTGCAACAGAGAAAAACTCT